ACTACAGCAAGAAGGTTCCATGGTTCAGGTGGCATGACTCTGGCGACCTGCAGGGGGCGCAGCATCTCAAGAACATATTTGAAGTATGTATACGTACACCACAGGTCCAGCACTGGATGCCAACACGCGAAGTGAAGCTGTTGACACTGATGGACCCGGACGTGGTACCAAAAAATTTAATCATTCGTGTGTCCTCGCATATGATAGACCAGGGGCCAGTTAATTTCTGGCCTCATACGTCGACGGTTGTCCAGGCAGGCAAGACCTGCCCGGCAGCTGAACAGGGGAATGCATGCGGCAGCTGTAGACAATGCTGGGACAAGGGGGTATCAAATGTGGCTTATCCGAAACATTAAGCAATACGAATATAACTGGTTATGTTATTGTAAGATGTGTAAATTATTAAGATTCCTAAAAATTAAAAAATGATCTGGTATCACCCGAAGTATTACGCAGAGCTCCGGAGGCTCCGGAAGCTCCAAGCAGCAAGCGACAAGCAGCTACAACCTGAGGTTGAAAGCACCAAGCCACAAGCACCAAGCCGCAAGCATCAAGCACCAAGAGATTCGAGAAAAGATTCTAAATCTACAAGCGACAAGCAACAAGCATCTTGATTCTTGTACCCTTCTTTAACAAGTGCCAAGATACAGGTACCTGGAAACAATTTGCAGGAGCCCTGACTGGGCTTCTTGGCAAGTATGAATGTGTTCTTTGGATGTTGTAAATGGAATGAAATTTGATGCGGACTGAAGCGGATTTTGTTATTGGAAGTTATCTTTAACTCTACGGTAAAAAAGTGGCCAGAAGTATTGTAGCCCAATAGATCAGGAGTACCAAGTAAGCTAGTATTTTCAACTCTTGTCCATGTAATTTTTGGTGTAATTCTCTTAAGCTCATGCCATAATTTTGTTTCGGGTTTCATCAAAATAATGACGATAACAGAAGGTTACACAATTAGCTTTGGTGCACCCATTGGAGCAACTTCTTCGTGAGTTGTAATCACTATTCTATGCGTCTCTCTAGCACCAAAAATTTTATTTTCAACTAAATTCACACTCATAACATCATAATGTCTTCCGTCTGGAGTACGAACTTGAACTCGAGCATCTTGTGCAACACTGCTCCCTTTCTTTGGACCTACGAATCTATCGAAGATCATAATTAAATCTCTACCTTTAAGCATTATATTAAACCTTTACCTCTTAACTTTTTAACTGGATTTTGAAGAGACTCCAATTCTTTCTGATGAACTAAATTATCATACTGATGATCCTCTTTAGCCCGAGCTAACTCAGCTTTTAAGCTCTCAACTTCAGCCTTTAAATCCTCAATTTGTTTAATTAAATCTAATTCTCCGACAGAATCTGTGGGTTTACATTCCATATATTTCCACCATTGGTCATCTTTCATATTTACAATATAAGATATTATGGGTATATTGTCAATCATGTCTGAAATAGAAGTAAAAAATAAGCCCGGACTACCAGCAAGACTCACACCTATGCAACGTAAATTTGCTGAAATATTAGTATTCAGTGAAGGGCATAAGTTTGCCTATGAATGCGCCAAAGAAGCAGGCTATGAAGGAGACAATGCCACATTAAGAGTTAAGGCTAGTCAACTTCAGGATCCAAAACATTATCCTCTAGTGGTTAAACATATTGGAGAACTACGAGAAGAGAACTACAAGAAACACAACATATCTTTCGGTGGTCACTTAACAGAACTAGCTAAAATCAGAGATGAGGCTATTAAATCTAAATCATTCTCCGCTGCAACTAATGCTGAGAAAGCACGGGGAACTGTAGGTGGATTATATATTGAACAGAAAATTATTAGAACTGGTAAGATAGAAGACTTATCTGAAGAAGAATTAAATAAACGAATAGCTACAATCAGAGAAGACCATGCATTATTAATGGAAAAAACTGAGGCTAAAAAAGACCCTAAAGATAAAAAACCAAAACCTATACTATCTTAGTCATCTTAACTACCCACGAAGTAGGTATCATAGTACGATCACCAAAAGTTATTTCTTTTGTAATAGGATCTAAATCATAAGACGCAAATATTTTTACAGAATCTTTATCTTTAGAGAATACCCAACCCTCATTGACTGGCTTAGCTAATTTCATTTTAGTAAACTCTCTGTCATCAGCCCAACCGCTATCACTCAACGCGTCGGTCCATTCAATCCTGTACTTTGAATACGGGATATCGTTCGGCTGGCTCGGTACGACTTGTTTTCTTAGTCTTGGTTTTCTTCTCTTTGGTTTTCTTTTTGTCTTTGCCATAATAATAATCTGGGTTATGTTTTTGATTGAACTCATCCATCCAGGGTGATGGACCACTCCAATTTTTGTTTCTTCCTATCATACTCTACCCTATACCTTTTTTAAAATATTTTTTCTACTTTTGGTGACCCAAAAGTTCCGCGCGGCCCCTAGTAGAAAATAAGTGGCCTATACCAATGCTTATTTAAGCACAAATTGTCACACCTTCTAGAACCATTGGTATTCCTTGCTGATCACGAAATCACGAGATCACGTGTAAACTAAAAGTGCTGTTTCAGCAATTTCATACTTTTGAAAAAGGTATAGATTCGTGATCAACCGCATAAAACCTCACTTCTTATAAAATCCCAGTCGCTTGTCGCCTGCTCCTTGTGGCAAGAATAAGGCATCTTGACTGTGACATATATGTCACACTTACTCGTCTGTAATATCTTGTAATAATAAGAGCTTATTCTGGTTCACCATAATTCTGCCCAATTGTTGCTCAATCTTAACCATTAAGCCATCCAACTGTCTCTCTGGAACACCCTCGGTTTCAGTATTAAGTAATAACCGCAACTGGTCTTCATCTGTTTTCATAGCTCGTAGAATCCTTCTACTAACTGCTTTGATTGTTTTTTTGTTCATAATATTTATTAACCCTTTCTAGAAATTGATGTTGGTATCTGATAAACTCCTTGCCTTTTACCTGAAACTTTTGGAAATAATTATCCGGAGTACACATCAATATGACTCCTTGAGTAATCTCGGTTCGATGAACATAATTATGAGCCATCGCATATGCGCCTAGCTGCAGGAAATAATCATCAATCCACTCTCTACGTTTTGGTTTATTACTTTGTTTAAAATCTATAATACTATCTTCATAGTCATAGATTCCAACAAGGTCTGTCGCTCCGGCGTACAAACCTGGGTAGTAAACAACCACTTCACTTCCCCAAATTTCTTGTAAATCATTGAATCCTTTAGCAATTATCGTATCCGACATGTCCTTTGCAACACGTCCTTCTGGCCGTAAATCAAGATAGCCTTCACCTAAAATATGTTTTTCTAAATGCGTATGCATGTCAGTTCCGCGCGCGGCTGCTTGTTCCTTGATCCTTGTCGCTTGCTCCTCGCCCACTGACGCCTTCCACCTGGCCAAAGATTCCTGCTTCTCGGTACTCTGAGTTGCAGATAGTATCGTTGTAACACTCGGTAATTTTTCTTTACCTACATCATAAGTTCTAAGTCCGTCCGTCGTACTCCGAGTCGACGGCGGATAGTTATATAATTTATTCCACTTCATCTATTATCAACTTTCCATTTAAATGATCCATTTCATGTTGCACTACTCTTCCTGGCAAATGATAAAATGTTTTATGCTGTGTTTCACCATGCTCACATAGCCATTCTAAATTAACAGATAAAGATCTAGGAACTTTAACCGTTCTACCAGGACAAGATAAACATCCTTCCATATCTCCCATTTTAATATTATTCTTAGCAGTTATAACTGGGTTAATAAACACTTGTGGATTATCTTTTTCATTACTTACATCCATTACAAACATACGTCTATTATACCCTGCCTGATTAGCAGCGAGTCCAATACCTCTTTCTTGATACATTAAATTGATCATATTTTTTATAATAATTTTATTTTCATCACTTAAAGGGAATTCTACTTTTTCAGTAGGTCCTCTTAAAAAAGTATCTGGGTGTTTAATGAGTTTCATATTATTAAAGCTCCAAGTATAAATCCAACTATAAACCCAGCCACCGACCAAACCATTTCTTGTCTATAATACAAAGACCATACACTTAATTTCTCTTTTAGATTTTTCATAGACCTCCTAACGCATATAAACTTAACAAAGTCATCAAACCTAGGAAAGTAAATATAAATAAAAATATATTATTCATTTAACACTCTTCTTATTCTGCCAGATATTATTATTAAATACTTTAATCAATCGGCTTAGTTCAACATTAAATTCTTTTCCAAATTTGTCTTGAAAAACAACTTGGCAATCTTCACAAGGTATCTTGTTGCCTTTCCAAATTAAAGTTATTTTATCTTTATTATTCATTTCTATATGCCTCCAGACTTACTACATTGTCATCTTTAAATTCTGGCTCGTAATGATCTATAATCTGTTCTATCTTATGTTGTTTCACTTGAGCGAAAGGCCATAAAATTTTAGCAACCTTATAGGCATCTCTGTGACTACATCTCCAGCGCCATTGTTTTTTCCAGTGTGGTTTAGAACTAGGGGATTTGTTTTTAATATTTACTTTAACCGTTCCTACTTTTAAAATGTCATGTACCCAGCGTATGACCATCTCATCAGTCATGGACATCTCCATCGAGATTCGCCAAACTTTATATCTTCTGGGTCTATCTTTACGTTTAGTATCCAAATATTGTTTATATTGGACACATCCTTCACCATCAAAAAGGCCAGCAATATAGGCATAATCAGCCAATTTATGGTACATATCTTTACTATTTGTTGTCATTAGGCTCCTTAAATAAATCTTTGTATTTTCCCTTATAACCATAGCTGCCATGATGGATTAAAGTTGAATCTATATGGGCATGTACTTTAAAACCAACTGATCTTGCTAGATCACAGAAGGACATATCTTCTCCGGTCCAACGATTATCTGTAAAATCACAATGAAAAAAGTTATATACTTTAACATCATCTGGAAAAGTCTGAACCCCTGGATCTTGTTTAATCTCTAGCTCTGGATGTTTTTCTATAATCTTATTAAAGACTTCTCTTTTAATTAACATCATGCCAGCCGGGCCATTTAAAATTTCAATTACACCATTCACTACATTGACATTCTTTGGATCAGGTAGATTAACTGTATATCTAATGTAATTAGGATCATTCGTTTTAACTCTATAGGGTGCACAGATAATATCTTTTTGTGCAATAAGCATTTTAATGACACACTCAGGTTCAAATTCTAAATCGGCATCAATAAATAATAAGTAATCTTCTTTACGCGTTAAGAATCTAGAAGATAAAACATTTCTCGCATAAGCCACATAAGGTGACTTCATCGTATTTAATTCAAATTTTATTCCTGCTTTCGTAATTTCTTTAACTAATTTTAACATTGAGATCATGGTATTAATTTTAACCATGTCATAACAAGGCATTGCTATATGTATTGAAGGTTTATTCATTTTGTTTTTTCTTTATCCCACATTATTAATAGACCTACCATTACTGCGTAGATTCCTATTATGATTAACATACTCCAAATCATACAAACCCCCACAGTTTCCGTGCACGTACTCCTGCAGGAGCAAAGGCTCCCGGGCTACCCTCACCCTGGTGAAGGTCATGGCTTGACGTACAGAGGCTAGCGCGAGGCTTTGCATGGACGCAGGTCCTTTTCAAATCAGTTGCTTGGTTTAAGCAGTCAATACTTTCATCATAGTATCCATTTTTAAATAACCATGCTGCATGTAGTGACAAAATTTTATTCTTCATTGTTTTATTTATAGTACCAGCCATTTTATTTACATATACACCCGTAAAAATCACCACTACCATCATTCATGACGTGAGCGTTAAGAAATTCAGAATAGGTTGTTAACTTTAGTCTTAAAATATCGCACATCTCAAAGCAAGTTAAGATAACTTTTTCTACTATAGTGAAGTCCTTGAACATTTCTTTTGTTACAGGGATTAAATGGTACAACCCGTCTGTTAGAACTATTAATTCCATTAGTGTATTCCTTTATATATTGATACCACAAAGTTTTGTATTTAGGATCTTTTGTTTTTTCCCAAAGTTTAGCTACTTCATCAATCTTCTTTTGGTTCATCATGTCTTTTCCTTCCCCACTTAATTATTTTATCAAATCCCGGTGTTTGTATTTCTAACTTAGCAAACGGTCTCCAAGATTCTTTAATCATATTAAGTTCTATTAATAATATAGACCATTGTTTAGGTGATATATTATTAGAACTAATCGTTAGTTTTTTTGTCATAATTATCTTTCTGTTTTGTCATCCACTTTACAGTGGTTGTTACTGGATCAAAACCATCAAATTCGTATTTACTGCAACCGGTGAAAGCCATCAGCATCAATAATAATACTATCCAATTTTTCCTCATCCACCTCTCCTTGTGAAGAACACACATTGCATTGAGCAACGGCTTCCTCTCTTGCTAATCGGTAAGGAATTTTTATATATCCATTACCATTACAACTTGGGCAAATTACCCTCTTAGTCTTTTTGTCCTTTTCCATTAGTTTTACCTTTATTTACTTTCTTTATTTCTTTTTCAACTAGGTATTCAATGGTCTTTGATAGTGATAAAGGCACATCAAATATTGCTTTACTTAAAACACCGACATCACTATAAGTTTTCTTTGATAGTGAGACGTTTTTAAATTTAGTTATGTCTGTCATATTATTTCTCCTTAATTGGGCTCTAATATAATATGGGATAATATATAAGTCAAGGGTAAAATGAAATTTATTTTAACAATGATAATGTGTACCAGTGTATACAATGCTTGTATGGAGCCGTTCCCTATGCCTACTAAATATAATACTCATTATGAGTGTATGATAGCAGGATATGAGGAAGCTATTAAGAAAGCCAAAGAAATAGGGTCTAAAGAGGTGAATAAATATGGTACTATCATCAAGTTTTATTGTTTAGAAGAAAATATAATACTTCCCAAACCTAAACCTGAAGTCAGGACTTGACTTTGAAGTTAGCGTGATATAAATGTCACATTATATTCACACCTTCTTCTTTCTGCCTCTTTATTCTTAAGAGGCAGAGAGTCTTTATCTCCCTTGACCCACATTGGGTTTAAAACTACGTTTTTCAGACTTGTTCATGTTTTTTTTATGACGTCCAATCTTACGTTTTGTTTGTTTACGGTAGGTATTCACACCCCATTTGGGTGCTTTAGCCATTGGTATCTACCTTCATAGCGTATTTAAATTTATCTTTATCCACGACATGTGGAATGTAGGAAATTTTTCCATTTACTTTTTGTTCAACATCATGGCCACAAGTCATGCATCTATAAATAGAGTTGGTCCATAAACAGACTAATACTGTGGGATGCGAACAGTGGGGGCAGGTCCCATTAACTATTTCCGCGTTAAGCTGAATATTAGTGCTGACACCAGGTTCCGTAGGTGTGTTATTACTACTTTTTTTATTTTTTTTATTTTTTTTAAAAATTTCATCGTAGTTATCCTTATATTGTTGTGTTGATATTCTTGATCTTCCATCCCAACGTCTACCTTTTTTATCTTTAGACATTAGTAGAGATCCTTCCATTCAGTGTTTTTAATCTTAGATGTATCTAAATGAGGTTGTTTGATTTGGTTCTTAGGGTCTGCTTCAACCTCAGTCATAGGCTCAATAATGTCTGAGTCTACGTGCCCAATAAAAAAAGATTTTAACTTATCTTGATGTGGGGCTGGTTTAGGAACTATTACTGTCCCAGTTATGTCGATCGGTTTGACCATGTTTTTCCTTCCTTGAGTATTTGGTTTTATCTTTTACCACACGCTGGTGATAACGTCCATCACTTAATTCTTGAGCTACTCTGTTTCTAGGTCTATTTTTCTTTAGAAAAAATGCGTATGCTTTCTTATTCAAGGATTAACTTTTTAATAGTTATAGAACCATCAATATTTTTTTCTAATTCTGCCTTAGACTTTATGCATTTATACTGCACGTTTGGCTGGTATTGACGTTCTGCCGTACGCTTGCCGCGTAAACATTGTGCCATTCCCTCCGGCTGTATTCTGTGTTCCTTAATTTCTGCCCCTACGAACATAAGAAGGGCGACCACTGTTTCGATCATTGATGACCTCCATTTCCGTTAGTGTATTTCATCTCTCTAGATGCGTCTTTTAATTTTTCAATATCATTTAAAACTTTATCCATCTGTTTTGTTAAAAATTCTATGTTGACCTTGTTTAAAGCCATAGACTCAATGTGTTCACTTAATTTATCTACAGTCTTATAAAGATCTTCAATCATCATAAATTGTTCGCTATCTGCGGGAAGCGAACCAAGTTGGCCCCGCGGCCATTTGATTCTAAAATCTGTATTCTCTACTAAATCTTTTTGCATTAACTCTACTGTAGTTTGAATTTTGTTTTGCGTCTCAATGATACCGAAATATGCCCAGGTTCCAATCGCGACCATACAGATCAACGAGGCTACCGTTTTCATAGGCATTTGCACGGCTGCTTCTTCAGAAATTTTGAGAGGTTTACTCATTAGTTATAACTATATCCTGTGTCGCCTTGTTCTAATTTTTTAAATAGTTTTTCGTGCTGGTCCATGATTTCTTTATCAGAGTCCTGCATCTCATCCATTTGATCTTGTAATTTTTCCACATATCTTTCTAATTTTTGTACCTTGTCCATTTGTACTGCTTGAATAGTTGACAGTTCAAAAGTTCTAGATAGACTCCAGCCTCCTAATGCAATTAGGAGTCCAACCAACATCGTTAAAATTTTTTCCATCATTGGCAGCTCTCACATTCACCGGTATCATCTATTACTAGACCACCTTCGTTTTCAAAACTTTTATCTTCTGCTCTACTATTACAATCACAGTTGATACATTCACCTTCTGCATTTGGGCAGTGACACATCTTATTACATTTTTTACACCAACGTTCAGTCATTTAACTATTCCCCGCCGCTGCAACACAAATAGGACATGATTTTTTATATCTGTTATGTGTATAGCATCTAATAGGTTCAGGTTTTAATATTACAGGTTCAACTGTTTCTTTTTTTCCCGATGGTAATCCACTTCCCAGCCAAGCTAAAATTTTTTTAAATGGCCAAAAAATAATTTTAAACATCTTTTTTCTCCTCAATTTCGTAAAAGAAGTTGTCCGTGTCTTCGGTTCTCCATTTACGCGTGTCTTCAACATTCCATTCCGAAGTTTGTACCTTCCAATCCGGGATATTATCCTTAACAGTAAAAGAAGGAATGTCCCAAATAATCCGATTGTTAGGTTGTGCTGCATAATTTCCATCCTCTAGAGCGAGAATGTGTGCGCATTTATGTTCGTGCGAAATTTCAGAATGATCTGTATCTACTATATTACTCTCTGGGTGTGCCCAGTCAACAGTAAAAAGATATGCACCTGCATGTGTTTTTTTATCTTTGCCAAAATATTTTCCTGATTGTCCGTCTAGGATATCAAAAGAAGTAATAGCAGGATAATAACTAAAACAATTCCAAAGCTCCAGCTCGTCAAGTCGCATCCTAGGTACTTCTTTGACATCAAAACCTCTTTGAATGAACGCAGATATTGGCAAACGGTAAAATACAGCACCGTTTTCCATAATTGCATGAAAGAGTATAGGACGCCCTGTAATCGATGCCAGGCCAAATATAATGCAGTCTTCAACTTCTCCATGATGAGCTTTAAGATCGTAGAGATATTCTCTCCTGATCTGTGCATAAGTTACAGGAATATTTGCATTCAAATAGGCCATAGGTCATATAGTTTCTAGCTTACTAAAAAATATATGGCAACAATAACTACTGCAACTGCAATAGCTACTTTTGGATGTGCTTGTGCCATTGTCCAAAGTTGTTTCACTTTTTCCATAATTATCTCCTTAATGTATGTCACCCCAGTTTTTACCGGATTCATAGTCTACCTTGTTAGGTATCTCCAAGTCAACTGCTGATTCCATAATTTCAGTTATACGTTTAGCTTGTTTATCACTTTCTACAGAAATATCCAGTTCATCGTGTATTTGTATATGAGGAATAATTCCTTCTTTATATAGCTCTAGCATAGATTTTTTAGTCATATCTGCAGCGGATCCTTGAATTAATTTATTTAAAGCTTTGTATGTGTAGGCTCTTCGTATACCTGGTCCATGCTCTTGAACTGCTTGTTCAAATGGTAAGGCCTTATGCATACCAAAACTATTTGGTTCCCATAAATGGAAACGACAAAGTCTACCAAGTAAAGTTCTTATCTGACCACGTTGTTGTGCTCTATTAGAAACTCCTTTCATTAAAGTTTTAACAAAAGGAACTCGACTATGATAAATAGAAAAAAGTTCTTCTGCTTTTTCTTTACTTACTCCAAGCTCTGCTTGAAGTTTTGCTTTACCCATTCCATAAAATAATCCGAGGTTAATTGTTTTAGCTTGAGTTCTTGGAATGTCCGCCATCTTCGCAACAATAGTATGGAAGTCTGCGTCGCCCTCCTTATAGGCGTTTTGTACATTAAAGACGCTTGCGTCTTGATCAAGGGATGCGTAGTGAACCACTAATCTTGGTTCTTGTTGATTGTAGTCAAAGCATCCCCACTCGCAACCTGATTCTGGAAGAAAGAGGGATCGAATCAAAGGACCTAAGTCTTTGTTACGAGCGGGAATTTGTTGTAAATTTGGGTTAGAATATGAAAATCTTCCTGTTACTGTTCCTCCATTGTCAGATCTAATTTGATTTATATCTGCATGGATTCTGCCACAATGTTCATATCTAATAATAGTATCAATAAATGTAGTATGGGCCTTGTTTACTTCTCTTGCTTCTGCTATCATCTTAACTAAAGGATGTTCATGAGAGGAAAGGAAATTTTTTGTAAATGATGGAGCTTGAGTTTTCGCAGTTCGTTCGAAAGGTAAATTTAATTTTTCAAAAACTTTGGCAATCGATCTTGCTGCCCATATTTGAGTGTCTATTCCTGTGTCTTTTTTTATTTTGTGGAGTAACATTTCTTCTTGTAATGTTAGCTGTCGCTTCAGTTCATGAGCTTTGCTCACGTCAACTTTCACCCCAAGAAATCGCATGTCAACCAGACAAGGAAACAGATCAGTTTCCAATTCAAAAATAGCTCCTAGATCCTGGTCGCTTAATTCTTTCTGCAAGACTTTCCATAAAGATAAAGTTAATTCTGCATCACGTTCTGCATAACTTCCTACATACATTGATGGTAACTTCCACATATCTGCTTTGGGATCCACTCCCCATTCATTAGCTGCAGCTCTTAATTCTGTTTCGTTTTTACCTTTACCAACATAGTCCCAACCTAAACTATTAAGATCATATCTAAATCTATTTTCATTTACGAGTGACGCTGCAATCATGGTGTCATAAATATTTCCATTTATTTTAATTCCCATTTTTCGAATCCAACAAACATCGTACATTGCGTTATGAAAAACTTTATCCGAAGGAGATTCACAAATGTCTGTAAACCATTGAATTACCTTACTTTTTTCAAGGTTACCTCCTCCTTCATGATCAAAGGGAAAGTAGCCTGAGTAGCCATCGACAGCTACAGCGATTCCTACAACTTTACCTTTACCAACTACAGAACCAGAGCCCATTGATTTTAAATCCGGGTCATGTGTTTCTAAATCTATTGCAATTGTATCTGCTTGTCTTAAATCTGGAAATTCATCGGGCTTAACCCATTCAGTCTGTGCTTCGAACATTTTTTACTATCCCCCATGAGTTTTTTGATTTGCGTTCTTCGGCTTGGCGCTTAGATTCTTTATAAGATTCTTCTAATTCTTTTTTTTCTTTTTCAGCTTCTTCTAAAAAATCTTTGTAGTCTCTTTCAATAATCATTTCAATAAAGTGAATTGCTTTTTCTAGATCTTGCTTTTTTCCTTTCAATCTGTGTCTCAAGATATATTTTATAGCGCATCCTTCAGGATAAAGCAACTCATTTTCAATTACAAATTTACTTGGCTGAATTTTAAATTTTTGATAATGTGATCCGCCAATTTGTTTATCATATGGATTTTTCATAGTTTGAATTCCTTTAATTTATTTTTAGATTTTATTAAAAATAAATTTTCAATTGTTCTAGTTACACCGACATACCACACTCTAAATTCTTCTTCTTGTTTTGCTTGCGATTTCTTTGCACCTTTGATAGTATTCGCCGTTTGATTTAAATATAAAATTACATTGTGTGCTTCTCCACCTTTAGCTCCATGAATTGTTGAAACTTTTATTCTTGGCGGCTTTAATAAATTTTCTCCATTGCTAATCATCGCTTTCATGTATTCTCGTTTAGAAAGTGGAATATTTTTAAATGCTGTTTCCCAACTTAAATTAATATTAAAATTTGTTTCTCCTGTTACTTCTTCTAGCCTCTGTCTTTTTATATCGGGAGGAATTAGGCCTTGTTTAAATTCATTCCAAGTTTGAATGTCTTCGTATAAAGTTTTTCCTATACTATTCCCTTGATTAGTATTAAAAAAGTAACCTTTTCTTTTTAAGTATGCTGGAATTTTTTTTAAAAGAGAATTAGTTCTGGCTAAAATAAGCCAATCACCTTCACTCATATCAATTCCATTTATATTAAAACGTTCGTATATATTCCCTATTGCATTTTTAGGTAAATAATCCTTAGCAATTCTATTAATATATATTCGTGAAATAATATCTAATGCTTTCTGTTGAATAATAGGAGGAACTCTTTCAGATTTATCTAGTAAAATTTCTCGTGCTTCCCATTTAATAAATGAATCTACATCTGCGCCAGCCCAGCCGAAGATGGCTTGATCATCGTCTCCTGCAATCCAAACATCACAATTGGTGTCTTCTTCAATTTTTTTTATCATAGCCCATTGAATTAGTGATAGATCCTGAGCCTCATCTACAAAAATAACTTTAAACTTTGGGGTGGTTCCTCTGTCTAAAAATTGTTGAATCATATCTGTAAAGTCAATCAATTTATAAAACTCTTTATAGCTATTAATTTCTTTTTCTATTCCAATTAATTTATTTTTACTTATCCAACTTAGATGTTCATTACGATTAAATTGTTGTTCAGCCGTGATTTGTCTCACTCTTGCTAGGTTAATAAGACTTAAATACTCACTACTAGAAGAGAAGATTCCATTAAAGTTATTGGTTTCATAGGAAGCATATTTAATTTGAATACCAGAAGTTTCTCCAATTGCTTTATAATTTCCTTCTTGCATTACATTTTCTTCTTTAAGACCCAGATTATTAAAGGCTAATGAGTGAAGTGTTTGAAAATATCTTATATCTTTTTTAGTAAGGTCTGGATTCTTTGCTAAAAATCTATCTCTTGCTTCTCCTGCAGCTTTACGAGTAAATGCAAAGTAACCTATTCTGTCATGTGGGGTACCATTCTTAACGTACTTGTGTACTTCATTTAATAGTCTTCTGGTCTTTCCTGTGCCTGGTGGTCCTACTACTTTATATCTCATTAATAGTTAGCTCCTTTTCGTTCGATTGGTTTGTGTTCTATTTGTGGTGTATGTAATTGTGGTAGTTTACAAACTTTTAATGTCTTACCATCTACATTTAAAGAATGATCAAATTCTACATTACATCTATCTTTTAATTTCTGTGCAATTTTTTCTTCAGGAATCTTCCATCCATTTCCTAGGTGTTCAATAAAAGAAGTAAATCTAAAGTAGTGGAATCCTTCTTCAGTAAAGCAAGATCCATTATGTATTTGTCTTCTCTCTTGTGCTTGAGGGCCATTCACACAGTATTGATATAACTCTTCCTCTAATCTGTCTTCAATTTGAGTTCCTTTAGGAGGTGTAATCTTTTGTCCGTTCTTACGCCACTCATTTAATTTAGCTCTAAAATCTTTTGGTTTTAATGGTTCAAAATAAACTCCAGTCTGTTGCCAGACTAGATTTAAAACTTCTTTCTGTGTTGTCATTAGTTTTGTATTACTTATGATGACTTGAATCTTGTCATCATTAGGCATAATCACATTAAATCTGTATTCAGGTTCGGCATAAGCTATCATTTCAAAATCTTGAATCTCAGGGAACACAGAAATACTATCTGATTTAACACCGAACGGTCTTTTATAACAAAGACTACGCATACATTTATCTTTAATAGGATCTTCATAACAAGTATGACCAGCTGTCTCACCTTTCCATGCTTTAATTTTTGAATCTAGTTTTGCTTTATCCCAAGGGTGAGTTAAATAACTATAATTAGCTGCTGATACCTGGTCAGGCCATTTATCTTTGTATTTCTTTTTAGCAAAGACCATATAATTGTACATAAATCGATCTCTGCCATCGTCTAACTTAGATTTTGAACATAATGCTAGACATGGTGGTCCATCATCAAATTCTGGATTAGTTCCTAGTAATATATTTCTGTGGGTTTCTTCTACGAGTTTATCTAAAGTTTCTTTATCTACTTTAGATTCGTTAGCAAATTTTATAAATTGTTCTACCGATAGTTTAGAATTATTCTTATCTATAGCGTATCGATTAGACTGTCCGTTGTTATAGTAAGGTAGGTTAATGAAGTTTCCTGGTTTAATGTCTCCTTTATCATCTTTCTGTAGTTCTTTCTGTTTAGGAAAAACCTCAGTAGTTGGTTTTAGTCCTAGTGGTAGTAGAAAAGCTTTTAATGCTTCTATCAAATCTACTGTCGGGATAGCCTCCTTTAAAAATATATAACAATGCAGTCCGCCACTTTTAGAAAGTATGGGAACTAATGGTAGTTTGTATTGTTGAAATAATGCTAAATAATGTTCAACTTTAAAGGACCCATAGTCTGGTGGATCTACATCTATGCATCCAAATTGTGCAGTTTTATCTATTCTGCATGGTTGAATGCCAATAGATTTTTTTCCTTGTAAATGATTCTGATAATCTGCTAATGTGACAGGTCTACCTGCCCATTCGTAATTAGGTTTTATTTTATTTTTTTCTGAGTCTAGTTCTGTCTTTGACATGTCCGCCATGCCAAAATCACCTTCATATCCTTTAAATAATTCTATAAATTCTTTTTCCATAATGATCCCGGGTCGGGGCAGATCCACTCTCGCTTAGCTGCCCCTATCCTCCAAAGAGGAATCTTAGTAATTAGATTCTTCGTTTGTTTCTGCTGCAGCGTTACTGTTCTTTAACGAACCATGGAATTCTTTCGCCATTTGATATAGCGATGCGTTATCCACTTTTCTTGCCAAAGATACTCTGTATCCGTGCCAAGTAAAACTTCCAGAGTTTTCAACAGAATTTAATTTATAAATTCTTGAAAACATGGGTGCAGGTACATTTTTATTTGTTTTAGGATCAGTTTCAAATTGATCTTGCATCAATGAGTTCCAACCTCTACTCACTTTTAACTGAGTAGATTTCATAGCCATTAAGGCTTTTTCTGGTTTCTCTCCATTGATAATTACAAAATGATTAGCTGTTTTGATAATTTCATTTCCATTATCTAAACAATCTTTTCCTGAAGAGTTCTTTTTAGTTTTAGCTAAAATTTCTGGACCTCTATCAGGGCTAACTGGTCTACCTTCTCTTCTCTCAAAAGGTGCCCACTCTGGATATGTTAATTTATAGAAAACAGGAATAACTTCTATTCCTTTTTCTCCACTATACAATCTTTTAGTGACTGTATTATAAAACATTCCAGCTTCTGCTCCTTCAACATAGTTCGCATGTTTCTTTTTAGTCTCATCCGAACCAGATTGTAATAACTTAAGAAATGGTAAAGCCAAATCGCCTTTATCTATATTCTCAAGTCCTGCGCCAGCATCTTGAACGAAATTCAATTCCGCTGGTAAGTTACCTTCTTTTTTGACTGTTAAGTCGCTTGTCTCTTGTGACATGTTATTTGCTCCTTGTTATTTTTGTTTTGTTTCCCTTAAACAGATTAAAATGTTCAG